GGATTTTTGGTTATGACATCTGCATTATTAAAACTGGTAGTAGGCATTATATTCATTGTAATTGCCGTTATATTTGGACCTATCGTAGGTATATGGAGTTTGAATACGTTGTTTCCAGTATTAAACATTCCGTTTACTTGGCAAACTTGGTTAGCATTCAATTGTTTATTTGGCGGTAGCATTGCTACAAGGTTTAAAAAATGACGTTAAGTACTAAAGATCTTAAAGAAAAGATTGTCAAAGTTGAACAAGATTTACAAAATCTTGCAGAACAGGGCGGAAATATTCAGGCTGTCTCAACACTGGCTAGCTATAAAGAATATTTAGAAGATGAGCTTCGCATACTTGAACAAGCAGAAAGACATGGAAATCGTTAATTCTGTTTACGAAATTCGTATAGACTGGAAACTAAGTCAAGATACAAATAAATGGTGGAATGCCGTATGTGCTGATATAATGGAAGTGTTTGGATTGCCTGGAGAACGTTATACTAGCCATCCATATCATGATTGTATGTTGTTTCGTTTTAAATCAAAAAAGGACTATCATCTATGCAAAATTCTAGTTTCAGACAAAATTTAGATTTCGTTCTAGCACTATTAATTTCCATCGGGGCATTTGTATTTGTAATTTGGTGGAATATAGAAAATCCGCACTTGACTGTCAGATATGATTGTTCAATTGCTGAAATAAGTCCAGATTATCCCATTGCTGTTAAAGAAGGTTGTCGAAAACTTCGAGCAGAAAATATATTGCAAAAACCTAAATAAACCTATATAATATAAACATAGGAGTAATAATGACCACGTTTACAACAGAAGATTTACAAAATGTTCTTGCTGGCGCAGAACAGCAAAGTGACGATGATAAGAATTATAAAGAAGCTAATCTAGCAGATGTGCTACGTTTTAAAATGAAACGTGATAACAAACGTTTTTGGGCTGGAGATAATATCAGCGAATACGTTAGCGAAGAAAACAAAGCAATTCTAATCAAAGAAGCTACACTAGCTTTTGAAAAAGTGTTAGACACTCTCTTAATTGATAGAGAAACAGATCCAAACTCGCATGGTACTGCGAAGCGTCTTGCTAAAATGTACTTTAATGAAATAATGAGTGGAAGATATGACCCGGCACCAGACGCAACAGCATTTCCAAATGATTCGGCGGACCGTTATGAAGGTATGCTTGTTGTACGTAGCGAGCTTCGCAGTATGTGTAGCCATCATCACCAACCCGTATCTGGTGTTGCTTATATTGGCATTATTGCTGCCCAAAAGCTCATTGGACTTAGCAAGTACACACGCATTGCCCAATGGTGTGCCAGACGTGGTACTCTCCAGGAGGAACTTTGTAATGACATTGCTAGGGAAATCCAAAAAGCTACAGGGGCACAGGACTTAGGTGTGTATATTCAAATGATACACGGTTGCTGTGAGAATCGAGGCATTATGGCGAAAAGTTCGTTGACGCAGACTACAGTATTGCGTGGAGCATTTAAAGACGACATGGGTACAAAGAAAGAATTCTTTGACAATATTAAAATGCAACAAGAGTACGCTTCAAAATGACCACAGCTAAAGACCTAACAGATCAATTGATTAATCGTGCTAAAAATTTAAAAGAGTTTGTAGTTGAACGAGATATGCGTGATTTGCCAGCAGGTATAGTTAAATTTAATGTACAACATACCGCAGGCGGCCCTGTTCGTATTTTCGTACCAGCACTTACACAGCAAGAAGCAGAACAAATGGTCGATGAGTGGTTTGAAGAAGATAACAAATGATTAAAAAAGTATTTGCAAGGATACTAAGTGAAATGTTATACTACTTAGGACATTGGATTAGTTTTCCGATGCATTGGTTTGACTGGGCATGGTTATATCCTGTTTATAATAAACTAATGATTTGGAGTAGTGACATACAAGATTGGGCAGGAAATAATAAACCGTGGGTAAAAGTAAATGAGCAAGATTAAGATAGCAGAATTATTTTATAGTGTACAAGGCGAAGGACGCTATATGGGCGTTCCTAGTGTGTTCCTGCGCACATTTGGTTGTAATTTTAAATGTGCTGGTTTTGGCATGCCACGTGGAGAATTAAGTACGGAAGCAGAAGATATTGCTAGTGTAGTACATTTATACAACACGTATGAAGATTTGCCACTAGTGTCAACAGGTTGCGATAGCTATGCCAGTTGGCATCCTGACTTTAAGGATCTAAGTCCAATGCTTACAAGCGATGCTATCGCAGATCGTATTATGGAAATTATTCCACACGGAGAATGGCAAGACGAGCATTTGGTAATTACAGGTGGTGAACCATTGTTGGGTTGGCAACGAGCTTATCCAGACTTGCTGGATCATCCCAAGATGGAAGGATTAACAGAGATTACATTTGAAACAAATGGCACTCAACAATTAACTCCTGAGTTTAGAGAATACTTACATAACTGGAACAAAGTAGGTCGTGAAATTACATTTAGTGTAAGTGCTAAATTGCCAGCAAGTGGTGAAAAGTGGGAAGATGCAATTAAGCCAGAAATTGTATGTACATACGAAGAAGTCGGTACAGCATATTTGAAATTAGTAGTAGCAACAGAACAGGATATTAAAGATGCAGAACAAGCAGTTGACGAATTTAGAAAAGCGGGCTTTACAGGTCACATATACCTTATGCCTGTTGGTGGTGTTGAGTCTGTGTACAATCTCAATGCTAAGTCCGTGGCCATTGCAGCAATGAAACGAGGCTGGCGCTATAGCGATAGACTACAAGTACCATTATTTAAAAACGAGTGGGGTACCTAATATGTTCTTTATGCTTTGTTTTATAATCGGCTGGGCAATACTATTAGTGTTGTTATTGCGTTGGATTAAATTTCCTGCAAGTGCTTGTACAGGTAATTGTAAACAAGGCAGAGAATGTAACTGTATGGAGAAGAAAAATGAAAAATTTGATTAAACGTTGGTTTGGTATCGATAGACTACAAGCTGAAAAAGACGCTCTTCAAATTGTTAGAGATAAGGCAGTTGCTGAAACTGTACTAGCTCAACAAGCAGAAGAACAAGCCAAAATGGATCCAAAAGCTCGTGCAACTGCTCGAGGCGAACCATGGGTAGCGGTTTTAAATACTCATATTAACAAAGAAAATGTACGCAATGGCTTTTTTGAGCTTGACTGGAATGACCTATTTGTAGTACAATTGAAACAAGCTGGTTATGGTTTTGAAGGCGATCCTGACGAAGAGATTGTAGATCGTTGGTTTAGAGATTTAGCCGCAAACATGCTAGCAGAGTCAGGACAAGATCCTAACAGATCAAGTGCTGGATTTATTAACGTAAGTAGATTGGGTGGCGGTAAAGCCATAGTTGAATGACATATATCATAGTCGATACAGCTAATACATTCTTTCGTGCCAGGCATGTAGTACAAGGCTCTGCTGACATTAAGTTGGGCATGGCCTTTCATATTACACTTAACAGTATTAAGAAAGCATGGAACGACTTTGGTGGCACTCACGTAGTCTTCTGCCTCGAAGGTCGGTCGTGGCGTAAGGATTATTATAAGCCTTACAAAGCTAATAGACAAGAAACTCGTGCGGCAATGACACAAAAAGAACAAGATGAAGACAAATTGTTCTGGGAGGCATTTGACGAGTTTAAAAATTTCATTACAGAAAAAACCAATGCCACTGTAATGCAACATCCTAATCTTGAAGCAGATGATTTGATCGCCGGCTGGATACAGGCACATCCAGATGCTAAACATGTGATCATCAGCACGGACGGAGATTTTGCACAGCTAGTAAGTCCTACAGTTAGCCAATATAATGGCGTAGGTGATTTACATATTACACATGAAGGAATCTTTGATGCAAAAGGTAAACCCGTTAAAGACAAGAAAACAGGCGAGCCAAAGCCAGCACAAGATCCAGAGTGGATGCTGTTCGAGAAATGTATGCGTGGTGATACCAGTGATAATGTCTTCTCGGCGTATCCAGGTGTGCGTACTAAAGGTTCTAAAAACAAAGTTGGTCTTACTGA